TCATGGTGCGTATGCGACTACGTATCATGCTAAGAAACATTTAGAGTCGTATGGTGAGAATGTTATGTATGGACATACCCACGACATACAACGACATACTATGACGAAGTTTGATGGTAACATTGGTGCTTGGTCTATGGGATGTTTAAAAGATATGTCACACGAAAATAACAAGTGGTTAAAGGGTAGACTGCATAACTGGGGTCACGCATTTGCTATTGTTGACTGGTTTGATAATGGTGAGTTTAAAGTAGAAGTAGTAGAAATAACTGATGGTAAAACAACCTTATGGGGTGAGTTAATTGACGGTAACAAGTAAATCTATCGGGGGAAAGTCTAAAGGAGTTTCTACTAATAATACTAGAAGGTTATATAATAAAAAAAAGAAGAGAAAGAAGAATGCCAAAAAAAGCTATAAACGTAAGTAACTTCAGCGGAGGAGTAAACAACAATACTAATCCCAGGGATTTAGCTGATAACGAATTTCAAATATTGAATAACGTTACCAATGAAGTTCCTGGTAAACTTAAAATGATTGGTAATCAAGAAGTTGTTACTGTTGACTCTGGTATTAATAGCATAGGTTCATTGAACTATGGTAACGGATTGTTACATACAAACTTTGATAGAAACCTTGGTGCTCCTACAGTTATTGATGAAACAGAATATTTGTTTATTAATGATACTGCTAATGGTGAAGTAAAAATATTAGATGTTACTAATGATGACTTAGAAACAGATACTATAGACTATGGTAATACTTCTTCAAGACTTGAGATGTATAATGTTGATGGTGCTGTTAGAGTAGTACCACATTATGGTAATACTGGCAATACTGCTAAAGTATTTAGTTATTATAAGTATGAAAGAAAAATGGGTATAACTTCTAGTTTAGTTACACCAGGTATTCATACTATACAAGCAGGTGATTATGATACTACTGATTTGTTTATAGCACCATTGAGAAGTAGGGAAGGATATAACTACAACGTAGATGTTTTACATAGTCATATAGAACATGATGGTGAACCTCATTTCGACCCTGCTGAAGGTTCTGAAGTATATATTCCTTCAACTGTTAAACTAATTAATATAACAAATAACAATAGGTATAATATTTCTTTTAGTGTTTTAGAACAAGATTTAGATGATTGGGATGACTTTGACGCACAACCAATAGACGCTTATACTGATAGCCAAGAAGGTTCAATGGCTTTTATACCTTATTTTAAAAATCATTCTAACGAAGACCCAGAATCAGAAATATTAATAGATGCAAATAAACGTTACGGTTTTTGGTGTTCAAAAGTATATAAAGATTTTAATGGTATTTCACAAGAATCTGCAGCTGCATATATTGGTATTGCACCTCAAAATACTGGTGCAGATGATATTAATCAAATATTACATTTTGGTTTAGTAGGTAGATTAGGACAAAAAGAATCAAACTATGCAGGTTTTAAAATATATTGGGGAATAATTAATGATTTTGTAGCAGCCGATGGAACGAATACAACCATAGATGAAGGTTCTGTTAATGCTAAATATTTATTTTGTGAAGTAGATTTTGAACAAGGATTGCGTTTAGCAGGTAAAGATACTTACAAACCTTTTGATACAGACCAAGTGCAAGTTAGTGTAGACCCTGACGTATATGAAAATCAATTTGTGTATCCACCTACTTTTTATACAGCAGCTGGTGCTAATAATGATACTCCAGATTCGTATGCTGTGGGTGAAGATATATTTAGTTTACCTACCATAGAACCTTATATTATAGATGCTACTAGTGTAATAGGTGAAGCTAATACTGGTTTTAAAACATCTACTATGCTTAACAGAAGAGTATACGCAGGTAATGTTCAATATTATAATGATAAACGTGAACTAGTAACTAAATCTGATAGAGTATTAAAATCATTACCAAATCAATTTGATTATTTTGAAGAACAAAGTTTTATAGATGTTGAAGTGGAAGATGGTGATAGTATTGTTAAGTTAGCAAGCACAGGTAATAAGTTGTTACAATTTAAAAAACAAAATTTATTTATTATTAATGTATCAAGAAATATAGAATTTTTAGAAGCTACATTTGAATACAAAGGATGTCAAAAAGATTATCATGTAGTACAAGGTGAAGGATTTGTAGCGTGGTTTAATACGTATGGTGCTTATATATACGATGGCAATAGAATATTGGATATACACTTAAATGAAAATGGTCAACCATTATTTGATGACTGGGAAACAAATTACTATCACGATAATAATGTTATTGGATTTATACCAAAAACAAAGCAGTTGTACATTACCAATACGGTAACTGGTACTAATATATTAATGTTTGATATTAAGTCTCAATCTTGGATTACAAGCGATACTTCTTTGAAAAAAAATATTAGTAACATGATAACAAGAAACGATGGTACGTTACAATGGGTTGGTATGATAGGTTTGCCATCAGACTCTATGAGATTATATCAATGGAATAATGCAGCATACGGACATAGTATTACTGGTACTTTAATGAAAAGTAAAGAGTATGACTTAGGCACACCTATGGTACAAAAGAATTTAAATACGTTATATATAAATTATAAAAACGGTGCTAACATAACTGTAAAAGGATTTGGTAGCAAAAAAGGTGCTGCACCATTAGGATTAACCTCTATTGGTGGTTTAAGTGGTACGTCAGGTACGTTTCAGACGCTTAAATTGGCTGTTCCTGACGACTTTAAGAACTTAGTGAGCTTTGGTATAGCATTAGATGCTTCAGGGGCTATATCGAGCGATTTTGAAGTAAACGATATACAATTAGTATACAGAGATAAGGTAGTACGATGATATTTGGTAAACAAAAAATTAAAAGAATTTTAGATAGAGTGCATACTATTAAAAACAATACACGAGATATTGAAGAAACAAAACAACAATATGAAACACCTATAAAAATAAATAGGAATATACCTAAAAACGCAGAAGGTAAAGACGGAGATAGAAAAGTTGTAAAGGAAGGCAACGATAATTATCTATATATAAAAGTAGAAGGAAGATGGATGAAGACGCAACTTCAGGAGGTAAGGTAATATGGCATCACAAGAACAATTAATATTAGCACAGTTAGGTGCTGAGTCAGCAGATATTTTTAAAGAAGAAGTAGATACAGGTTCAGGGCTTGTACAGGATTTAACAGCGGGAGTTATGGGAGCTAAAGCATTTGATGAAGCTGCTTATGCATTAGAAGGAGCTGTAAAAGATTTTAGAAGAGATTATTATAAAGGCGATATTAAGGAAGATAGTTTAATGGGAAGGGTTGGTTTAAAAGCATTTGGACCTAATGTAAAACTTTCAGATTTAACTTCAGAAGAAAGAAAAAAAATTAAAACAGGTCCAGAGTTTAAACCTAGGATGGCCACAGATATTACAACTTCTGATGCGTTTAAGTTTAATCCAGATTTATATATGAAAAATTTACAAAACGATTTTGAAGCAGGAACTGAAAATGTTGAGTTATCATCTACTGGAGAAATGATTACTGTACCTTTTGATGTAAAAAAAGAAATAATAGACCCTGCTTTAGAAGTAGATAATAGTAGAAATATAACTTTTGTAGGACCAGTAGGTGAGGTATATGATTCTGAGTATAATGATATATTTCCAGGTAAACCTGATAAAGGATTTAAGTATGGTGGTGTAAATGAATCTAGTTTAATACCAGATGAAAAGGGTAATGTTACTCAAGATATTTTTGCTTACAATGTAAATGCACCTGGCGATACTACTTTTGCAAGATATCGTGGTCAATCACCTAATTTAGCAATAGCTGGAAATAAAGCATTTCAAAATTTTCAACAAGGAAACTATACAGAAGTATCAGGAGAAGAATACAGGGGGAATAATAATGCAGATTAATTTTGATTTTATAAAACAAAACGAAGGTAAAGCTATAACTAAAGCTTATATACCTGAAAATAAAGATGGTTCTATTTTAGGACAATCTGGTGTTACTATTGCATCAGGATTTGATTTAGGTCAACAAGATGTAACATCTATATCTGAATTATCAAAAGATTTACAAAGCAAGTTAATACCATATTTAGGTGCTAAAAAAGATAAAGCAGCATCTAAGTTAAAAGAAACTGGTGGTTTGCAATTAACAGATAAAGAAGTTAATGAAATAGATATTATGGCTAAAAAACAATATTCTAACAAAATAAAAGAATCATATGGTAAATTAACTGGTAAAAGTTTTGATGAATTACCATCTAATTTACAAACTGTGATTGCAGATATACAATTTCAGTATGGTACTAACTACGAAAGAACACCAAAGTTTGCAGGAATAATACAAGAAATTGCAGATAATCCTTCTGATGTAAACGCTTATATGAAATTAGAAAATGAATTAAGAAATTTTGGAGATGACTATAAAACTAGAAGAGGAAAAGAAGCAGATTTAATTAAAGACCAAATAAATAAAATGCAAGGTGGAACACAAGAAATGATGGATGAGAAAATGCAAATACAACAAATGGTAACACAAGCTAAAAGACAAGCCTCTATGAGGGTAGCATCAAAGTTTAATATTTTAAATGTAATGAAAGATTTAGGTCAAGTATTTCAACAATTTGATAAGGAGGAAAAATAATGTTTGGTTTAGGTGCATTAATATCAGGAGTAGCTGGAGTTTCTGCTAAATATAAAAAAGCTAAAAAATTTGGTAAAGCACTATCTGCTATATCTGGTTTTTTTGGTAGTCAAAAGAAAAGAGCAAAAGAAAAACAAAAATTAAGAGACTTTAGTGAATTATTGGGACAGCAGTATACATCTTTACAGGGAACTGTTGGAGAGGTTCAACAAGAATTTGCAACGCAACGAGAAATTCTTGGTCAAGGGCAAGATATTCAACAGCAACAAGCTATCATGGGGTATGACGTTGGTCAAGAACAAATGGCTGGACAAGTTGCAAGCACTGGTTTAGCAGGTGTTGGAGCAGGCCAAGAAGTTATGGATTTAGCACAAAAAGAGTTTGCTAATCAACAAATGACTAGGGCATTACAAGCTAGAGAGCAACGTTTTTCTTTAGGTTTAAGAGAAGCGTCACGTATGCGTGATATACAAGCTGCAGGTTTTCAGTTAGATAGAGCAAGAGCAGAAAAAGGTTTAGGTAAGAAAAATTATGGACAGTCCTTAATGGACATGATGGAGGGTTAACATGGCGAGTAATGAAACAATAAAAAATTTAACTGCAATATTAGGAGCACTATCTGATTACAATGCTCCACGTAGAGAAGTTGAATTGTATGCAAAAAAAAGATTAATAGATTTTAATATGGAAAAAAAATTATTAGATTTAGAACTAGAACAAGCTGCAGCTAGTGATAAAGCTGTTGGTATAGCAATGGCAGCTCAACTTGCTAGAGAAAAACAATTTGGAATAGTATCTACACCAGAAGAATCTGAAAAGAGTATTGAAACATTTGAAGAAGAAAAAAAGTTTGGTTTAACCGATATTGTTAGAGGTAGCATGAGAGGTCCTGGATTGGTAGGTAGTGTAGCAATGACTGGTTTGAGAAAAAAAGAAAACGTTAAAAATGATTTATTATCTGCTATAGATTTACTTGAAACAAATGTATACAAAGGAACAATGGATGAAACAGGTTTTCCCGATGTTATTGGAACATTTACTAGTCAAGCAGAGACAGCAAAAGGTCAAATGAAAACTGATTTATTAGAAGATGCAGCTGAGTATAAATCTCAAATAAATAGAATATTAAATAGCTCTCAATATAGAGGAGAAAATCTTTTAGACGAAAATTTAATGGATAGACTAAATACAACTAATGAATTGTTGGATTTATCTATTGATAACTTATCTAACTAATAAATGAATCCGCAGTTACAATATCTTAATAGATTAGTTTCTATAAAAGCTATAACACCAGAAGATTATTACAATAGACTGGGATTAGCTTATAGGAACTCTCCTACATCATTTAATGAAGACGATGTAGATTTTATGGAAAAAACTTTTAAGAAAGCTAACATACCTTTTAACAGAGATATGAAAGTTTCTGAAGCTAATCTTAGTTCTACATTAAATCAATTTGTATCTGGACTTGCTGAAGGATTTACTACTTTAGGTTGGGCTGAAGACCCCGACACTACAACAGAATCTATTGCAAACAAAGTAGGACATCTTGTTGGTTTAGCACCAGATGTTATTATGGGTGTGTTATCTATGGGTGCAGCAGTACCTGGTATTGTTGGTAAAAGAGCGGTAGCAAAAGGTGCTGTTAAAACTGCAGCTAGAGCTGGTCTTGCTCAAGAAAAAATAGTAGGTGCTAGCAAAGCATACGAATCTGCATTATCTGCAACAGCAAAACGTTTAAAAATAGGTAATTTTAATCTTGCTAAAAACGTAGAAGGTAAAACATATTTACGTTCTGTACCTATGAAAATAGCTGATATTATAGTAGACAATGCAAAAGCAACTATGGGTAAAAATAATTTGCTAACTTCTGGATTTTTTAATAAAGGTATATTAGGTAGTAAACGTTTTAGAGAAACTGCTGAGCAAGGTATTCATCTCGGTGTTGGACTTGGTGTTAGTGCATGGAAAGAAGGTCCAAGAGGTATGGCGGAAGCAGGAATGCATGGGGCAATGGCTGGTGCTGTATTTGGTGGTGTAGCACAATATGTAGATATTGCTAAATTAATGGGAAATCCTGCAACAGCAGAACTTGGTAAACAAGCTGTAAAAAATACTGTAAATAAAATGTCTATGGAACAAATGCAAGCTATTAACGTCGGCTTGCGTGGTACAATAGGTTCTGCATACACTGGTATTACTGCACAGCAAGCTGATTTACCATTACCAGAAGTAGTTTATGAATATTTATTAGGATTCTTTTTTGGTGCATCTGGTACACGTAAAGGTGAAATACAACGTAGAAGATTATTATTTGATAAAGATGGTAATAGTAGAGTTAGAACATTAGATAATCTTGAAGTTGTTGACAAAGAAGTAAAGAAAAGTAAAGAATACCAGGAGCTAGAAAAACAAGACCAAGTTTGGTGGGAAAACTATAAAGAAACATTGTACGACCAACAAGTAGCTTATATAAATGCAAAAAGAACTACTGCGGCTAATATTATATTTGAAAATGTTAAAAATGAAGAAGGTTCATTTAATAAAGATACTTTAAAAGAATTTAACAAAAAACAAATGGAGTCCGAAGAAGTAAAAGATTCTGGGTTATCTCAAGAAGAAGTCGGAAATATTACTAAAGATAGCATTGAAATACAAAAAGAGTTTTCTAAAGAAAAAGATGCAGATTTAATTAATGAACAATTTAATATTAAGCTTGAAGAAGCGGGAGAGCTTCGTGTTAAATTAGAAAGTAAAGATTTAACAGATGAAATGTCACTCGGTACTTCTTATACAAAATTAACAGACAATTTGTTAAACATAAAACCAGATTTGACTAGGACTCAAGTGCAACAAAAATTACGTAAAGCTGTTAAAGATAGTAAATTTGATATTGATGTTTTTAATGCTGAGCTGTCTAAAGAATTTAACGAAGCTACCGTTAAAGAAAACTCAAGAGAACTTAAAAAATATTTTTATAGAAAAAAATACCATGCAAATCATAAAGAACTTATGGTAATTACAGAATATGGAAAAGAAAATTATGATATATTGGGTATAGGCTCTGGTGAAAAAGAAATAGAAATTAGTAAAAAGGGCGATGACTTAACTGTTCCACAATCTCAAAACAAAGAAAATAAAATGTTTAATGGCATAGTTAGAAAGGTTGTTCAATACATTGACAGATACATAGTCCCAAGGAAAGGTGAAAAAGGAAAAGATGTACAAGAGCATACCACTCCATTAGAAATGAAGTTCGGTGAACGTACTGTACAAATTAATACTATTTTAAAAGAAATTAATAAAAAAGTAGGTGAAAATTGGTACATACAAGGTGCTAATAAAGACAACGGAACATTAATTTTACATCAACATGGTGTTAAAAAAGGGCAAGTAAAAGAAGTGTTAGATGTTGTAAAGCAAAAAAAATATGGTATTATGCCAGAAAAAGGATTTGAAAGAGAAACTGCTAGTAATATTATATGGGATTTAAGACGTAATGGATTACTAGAAAAAGATTTTACCAAGCAAGACTTAGAAACTGCTATGGATATATTTATAGACCCTGCTAATGGGTTTACTACTAATCTTGTAAAATGGAATAAATATCAACCATTATCATCTGGTATGGACCTACCATTAGAAGCTAAAGATTTTAAAAGTATATTATCTGATGTTGTTGAAGGTGGATTAGATTATACTTTATATTCAGGTGCTGCTTTAGGTGCAGATAAAGCATGGGCAGAAGCAGCTAGAAAACAAGGTCATAAAATTAAAGAATTTATAGCAGGTGAAGCTGGACCTGAAGTTGATGTATTTTTAAATAAAGCTAATCAAACTTTAAAAAGAAGTTTTACTGGACAACCTTTATTAAGAAGAAATTATTTACAAGTTAAAGATTCTGATATGGTATTAGCTGTTAGTGAGTTATTACCTGGAAATAAAATAGTGAAAGGTGGAACTGGTTGGGCCGTACAAATGGGTATAGATAAAGGAATACCAGTTGAAGTATTTAATCAAAAAGATAATACTTGGTATAAATGGAATGGTAAAGAGTTTGAAAAACAAACAGCTAATTATTCTCCGACTCCAACTCAAAACTATACTGGTATTGGTACTAGAAATCTAACTAAGCAAGGAAAGGATGCAATAGATAAAGTTGTTTCTAAAATGCAAAAAGGAGTAGAAGGACAAGTTGACGGTTTTTTTAATATGATTACTGCAAAAGATGGTAAAATATCAGAAGAAATATTAAAAAGATTTCCAGAGTTTGACGCTGATACTGCTACTGATGGTGTATTATATTTTAGAAATGATGTTATGGATAGAATGTTAGATGTATTTGGTTTTGATAAAAATATTGGATTTGTAAAACCAGTAGGGTTTATTAGACCTAGAAATGGTAAAGGTAATATACTATTAAAAGTAGGTGGATTTAGACCTTCTGAAAAATTAAATCAATACATGGTAGATAATAACATTCATATGATTGCTTACGAATCAGGAGT